ATGGCCCCCGTGATGAGAAATAAATCTAACCATAATTCACCGGATGTAACTCCGGCTACTGATGATCAAAGCTGGGAACAGCTTTATGGTCGCATTCGTGTGCTGACGCTGAAGCGCTCGGCATCGATGCTCAGTGAACCAACCGATGACGCAGATCTATTTGACCGCGGCGCCAGGGCGTTGCGCGCACTGATGAGCGCGGCGCAAGTCGCCCGCCGAATGACCCAAGAGGACAAAAAGGAAAAACGCCTCGATGACGAAAAACACGCCAAACCCATCATCTCTGACGTGCAGGCCAGACAAGCCTACCGATCCGCTGAACAAGCCGTTGTCCGAGTGGAGAAGAGCATGGGTGAGGCGCCAAGCGATAGCAGAGGCTCTGCGTCGGTTCCATCCGGAGCTGGCGGAAAAGCTATGGAGGATCAACGCGCATGACCATCAATTGGAACCCGCCGGTGACTGGACGACCTGGCTCATCATTGGCGGGCGGGGCGCTGGAAAAACCAGAGCCGGCGCTGAATGGGTGCGTGCGGCCGTCGCGGGCTCTATCGCAAGAACCGGCGCCAATGACGATACGCCGAAGATCGCCGCCAAAACCGCTATCGCGCTGGTCGCTGAAACATATGCCGATGCGAGGGAAGTCATGATCGAGGGCCCTTCCGGCATTTGCGCGGTGGCGGCTGACGCTGACCGCCCGATCTATGAGGCCTCGCGCCGTCGTCTGGTGTGGCCCAATGGCGCTGTCGCTTATGCGTTCTCGGCGGAAGACCCAGACGGTATTCGCGGCTATCAGTTTGATGCTGCGTGGTCGGATGAATTGTGCAAATGGCGTTACCCGGAAGCGACCTGGTCAAACTTACAGCTGGCATTGCGGATCGGCGATAAACCGCGCCAGATCGCCACCACCACGCCGCGTCCTATGGCTTTGCTAAAGCGTTTAATTACAGCGGCGACCACCACAGTAACGCGCGCCTCGACTTACGATAATCGCGCGCATTTGTCCGAGGCGTTTTTTACGGAAATTGCCGCGCTCTATGAGGGGACGGCGCTGGGTCGCCAGGAGCTTCTCGGTGAGATCGTTGACGATATCGCTGGCGCGCTTTGGAGCTGGAACCTGATTGAGGCCGCGCGGATTTCCGCTGCGCCCTCCCTTGACCGGATTGTGGTCGCTGTTGATCCTCCGATCACTAGTGGTCCCGATGCGGATGAATGCGGAATTGTCATTGCTGGTGTTGCGTCTTGCGGCGATGGCAAGACTGCATTTGTTCTCGGCGACTGGTCGGCGGGCGGCTTGTCTCCGCGGCAATGGGCAGCCAAAGCTGTTGCCGCTTACGCCGAGTTTGAAGCCGACCGCATCGTTGTCGAAGTTAATCAGGGCGGCGATATGGCCAAAGCCGTGATTGCGCAAGTCTCGCCAAGCGTTCCCGTAACGGGCGTATATGCAACGCGCGGCAAACGCCTTCGCGCCGAACCTGTGGCCGCGCTTTATGAACAGAACCGCGTGCGCCATGTGGGCGCCTTTCCGAAACTTGAAGATCAGATGACGTCTTACACAGGCGAGGGCGGTCGACGTATTGATTGCGCGCCTTCGCGCGCGGGGAGCCCCGATCGTCTCGACGCACTAGTCTGGGCCATTACCGATTTAATGTTGAAACCAACAGCCCCACGTCCCGGCGTGCGGCGGCTGAATTAGGAATGATTGATATGCAGAGCAATAGTAATTCACCTGTCGCCCATCCTTCGAGACGCCTTCGCTGCGCGATGGCTCCTCAGGATGAAGAAGTTCTTTTGGAAAACCTCTCCCTTCACCCTGAGGAGCGTGCATTAGCACGCGTCACGAAGGGCGCCGGAATGAGCGGCGTTAATGATGTGAAAGGGAACGCAGCATGAAACTGTTTTCGAATCCCTTCACCCGTCAGCCTCAAGAGCAAAAATCGTCAGCGGCAAAATCTTTGATCGCCATCAATCGCCTGGGCGCGCCGGTATGGACGCCACGAGATTATGCGTCCCTCGCTCGCGAAGGTTATGAGAAAAATGTGATTGCCTATCGTTGTGTGCGCATGGTGGCGGAAGCGGCCAGCGCCGCGCCCTTAAAAGTCATGGAATCCGGCGCCCTGCATTGCGATCATCCGCTGATCACGCTTCTGGCGCATCCCAATCCGGAACAATCAGGTGCGGAATTATTCGAGAGCTTTTACGGGTTTTTGCAAACATCCGGGAACGCTTATTTTGAAGCGGTCTCTCTAGAGGGCGCCCCGCGAGAGCTTTACGCCCTGCGCCCTGACCGCATGAAAGCCCGCCCTGGTGTGTCCGGTTGGGCGGAAGGTTATGAATATTCGGCGGGCGGTCGAAAGGTGATTTTCAATAAGTCTGAAGCTGATGGCGACGCCGGTAAGATGTCGCCGATCCTTCACTTGAAACTATTCCATCCGACGAATGATCATTACGGATTGTCACCCTTAGAGGCCGCCGCCTCTTCGGTGGATCTTCATAACGCGGCTTCCGCCTGGAACAAGTCGCTGCTTGATAATGCCGCGCGGCCCTCTGGCGCCCTCGTCTATAAAGGCCCGGAGGGCGCTGAGAATCTTTCCGGCGAACAGTTCGACCGACTAAAATCGGAACTGGAAGACGCCTATCAGGGATCTGCCAATGCCGGGCGCCCGCTGGTGCTCGATGGCGGCCTCGAATGGCGCTCCATGTCGCTGTCGCCTGCGGATATGGATTTTGTCGAGGCTAAAAACGCCGCCGCGCGCGAGATTGCGTTGGCCTTTGGCGTGCCGCCGATGCTGCTCGGCATCCCCGGCGACAATACTTATTCGAATTACAAGGAAGCCAATCTCGCTTTCTGGAAACAGACCATCTTGCCGCTAGTGAAAAAGACGGCAGCGGCGCTGACCAACTGGTTTGCACCCGCATACCCGGACGCCTCGATCATCTGTCAGACGACGGAGATTGATGCACTGTCTGCTGAACGCGATGCGCTTTGGGCGCGGGTCTCTCGGGCAGATTTCTTGAGCCGCGACGAAAAACGCGCTGCGCTCGGATTGCCGAAAGCTGAGAGCGATGATGCATAGCGTTTCTTTCCCCAAATCCCCCATCGAACGCCCGCAAGAGCTGCGCATTACCGTGGCGATCGGCGCCGCCGTCATGGTGCAGACCGCCTTCGGGCTGATCTGGGCGGGCGCCGCCTCTGAACGATTGGTGCAATTAGAGCGCCGGGCCGGGGACAATACACAAATCATTGAGCGCACCGCGCGGCTTGAAGAACAAGTGCGGTTCATGTCGGCGACGCTGATCCGCATTGAAGAAAAAATTGATGCACAAAGAGAGGATGGGTGATGGCTGGTTTTGCGATTGTTTCCGATCCTTCGAGACGCAAACCTGGCGGTTTGCTCCTCAGGATGAAGACGACGTTTGCAACAAATACATCCCTTCACCCTGAGGAGGATGCGAAGCATCCATCACGAAGGGTGGGCGGCGCCCAGAAGGAATTATCATGACTGACACCCCCCTCATCGCCGATATCGAAGGCTATGCGTCCGTTTTCAACGCGTGCGATATGAATGGCGATATTATTGAACCGGGCGCTTTCGTCAAATCGCTTGCAGACAATTCCGCAGTGCGGATGCTGTATCAACATGCAGCGGAAGCGCCGATTGGTCGCTGGACGAGCTTTACAGAAGACCATCACGGGCTTTTTGTGACGGGCGAGATTATATTGTCATCGTCGCGCGCCCGGGAAGTCCATGCTTTACTCATCGGGGGCGCCATTGACGGGCTCTCCATCGGATTTCAAACCGTGCGGGCGCGAAAAAGTGATGGACCAGCGCGCCGCATCATTGAGACCGAATTATGGGAAGTCTCTATCGTTACATTTCCCATGGCCAAGGCTGCACGGATTACCCATATCGGGCCGCCGCGCCCTGACCGTTCCGCCTTCACAGATTTAACCAATTCCGCCCGCGTACCCCCTCCCGATTTGCACGCTGTTCTCCCCTCTAGGGTGCAAGATTGGGCGCGGCCGGCCAGGCGGGCGCTTGTTTCTCCCCCAACAAGCGCCCGCTGCTTTGCCGATGCTCTCCGCAGCGCGGCTGCCATAATATCAGTTTAAGGAGTAAAGAGTAAAATGACATTAGGTACAAAAACTGGCGAAACCAAAATGGTTGAAACCAAAACACAATATGCTGGCGGCGATATTCGCGTCGCTATGCGTGAGTTCCTCACCACATTTGAACAGTTCAAACAATCGAATGATCAGCGCCTATCTGTAATCGAGAAAAAGCGTGCCAGCGATGTTCTCCTGCGCGAGAAAATCGAGCGCATCAACAAAGCCGTTAGTGAGCAAAAAACGGTAGTCGATCGCATGGCCTTAAAAGCCCAGCGCCCGCAATTACATGGCGGTGCAAAGGCGCTGCCTAATGAACGCAAAGCCGCGTTTCTTCGCTACATGAGGGTCGGCGATGCAACCGCCATCACCACATTGGAAGAAAAATCCCTGAATGTTGGAATCGATGCTGAAGGCGGCTATCTGGCGCCCAATGAAGTTGAACGGATCATCACGGCGGCGGTGAAAGACATCTCCCCGATCCGTCAGATTGCCAGCATTCGCGAAATTGGCGGCAATACTTTCCGCAAACCGGTTTCCAATGGTGATGGCGCCGCTGGGTGGGTTGCGGAAACCGGCGCAAGGGTCGAGACCGCCTCGCCAACCCTTACCGCCATCGATTTTCCAACCATGGAACTCTACGCGATGCCAGCAGCAAGCCAGACATTGCTCGATGACTCAATCGTCGATATCGAGCAATGGCTCGCCGATGAAGTGCAGACGGAATTTGCGGTGCAGGAATCAGCCGCCTTTGTTTCGGGTAATGGCACAAGCGCGCCAAAGGGCTTTTTGTCCTACACAATCGCCGAGGAGTCGGTGCGCGCCAGCGGTGAGCTTGGCTATGTAGCGACCGGTGTTGACGGCGCGTTTGCGGCATCGGATCCATCCGATATTTTGCTCGATCTGATCTACACGCCAAAGCAGTCCTTCCGGGCTAATGGGCGGTTCGTGATGAACCGATCCGTTGTCGGACAATTGCGTAAATTCAAAGACGCTGACGGTAATTATCTCTGGGCGCCCAATAGTGAGCCCGGTGAGCCTGCTCGGCTTCTCGGTTACCCTGTAACTGAGGCCGAAGACATGCCCGATATCGCATCGAACAGTCATTCGGTAGCGTTTGGGGATTTTCGCCGAACCTATTTGATTGTCGATCGTGTGGGCGTGCGCGTCTTGCGCGATCCCTATTCCGCCAAGCCATATGTGTTGTTCTACACAACCAAACGTGTGGGCGGTGGTGTTCAGGATTTTGACGCGATCAAGTTTTTGAAGTTCGCGCTAACGTAGCGACTGAATATCCCCCACGCCGTCATCCCGGACTTGATCCGGGGTCCAGAAAGACAAGAGCGAAGCTCAAAAAACTTCTGGATTGCGGGTCAAGCCCGCAATGACGGAGGAGGGTGAATGAAATCCATCCCTTGAGACACAAATCATGTCCGTCTCTTTCAGGATGAAGTTGGAGTTGAGTTTGTATGAGTATGCGTAAACAAAAGTTATTGCCACTATCACAGTGCGCCCTTTTCTTCATCCTGAGGAACAAAAAACCCTGCCCTTCGAGACGGCGCTATGCGCCTCCTCAGGATGAAGGGATTTTTTGTGTCACGAAGGACGAAGGAAAAGGGAGGCGTCCATAATGTCCCTGACCCTTCTTTCTCCGCCCATAGCGGAACCTGTGACGCTGCAAGAGATGAAAGATCACTTGCGTGTCACCACCAATGACGAAGACACACTGATCAATGGTTATCTGGTGGCGGCGGTGCGCGCGGTCGAAGCGCGCGGGCGCTTGGCGTTGATGGTGCAGCAATGGCGCCTGACCCTTGATACAACGCCGAGTGAAACCATCACTCTGCCCCTGGCGCCGGTGAGCGCGATTGATGCGGTGAAAGTGGTTAACGGCCAAGGCGCTGCGATCAATGTTGCAACATCGGCTTATGAATTTGCGCCCGGTTCGCCGGGGAAATTGCGCCCCGCCGCGCCCTGGCCACAAATTGGCCCGCGTATCGGCGGCGTCAGCATTGATTTCACGGCAGGTTACGCCAATGCGGGCGCCGTACCCGAACCCTTGAAGCATGCGGTGAAGGTGTTGGCGGCGTTCTTTTTCGAGTCCCGTGAAGCCGCCGGTGAAAAACGTATCTATGGTGTACCGCAATCGGTTGATGCGCTGATTGCCCCTTATCGGGAGCCGCGATTGTGATCGGCGCATTAAGGCACAGAGTCGAGCTCTTGACCCTCTCGCGGGTTGATGATGATGGCGGCGGTGTAGCGGTTTCCTGGCTTGTCGGACCGATGATTTGGGCGCGTGTTGAGCGCTTAACATCAACGCGCGATGTCACGGGTGATCGCACTCATCGTTTGAAGCGCATTGCTGTCACCATTCGATATCGCGCGGGGGTAGTTCTCGCACAGCAAATCAAATTCGACAATGAAGCCTATGAAGTAGTCAGTATCGAGAGCGATGAGACCCGTGATCGGCAGTTGACGCTAATTTGCGAAGAGGGTGTTTCATGACAATTGCAATTTGGGAATTACAACGCGCCGTCTATCAGCATCTTGCGGCAGACATATCTCTGCAAGCGGAAATTGGAAACCCGGCACGCATTTATGATGACGCGCCTCCTGGCGCTGCCTTTCCCTATCTTATTCTCGGTGAGGCCCGGGCCACAGACTGGAAGGGTGTCAATGGCGGTTTAGTTCATGATCTAAAGCTCTATGCGTTCTCGCGTTATGCAGGGCGGCGCGAGATAAAACGCATCATGGGCGCGGTTTATGATGCGCTGCACGAGGCGACGCTGACGCTTTCCGATCACAAACTCATCAATATTCGTTTTGTCTTTGGCGACGTCATTCGCCGCCAGGACGGTGAAACCTATCAGGGCGTTGCGCGTTTTCGCGCCGTCACCCAACCTTTGTAAGGAGTATAAGAATGTCAGCACAACGCGGTAAGGATCTCTTGCTCAAAACTGGCGATGGCGGCGCGCCGGAAGTCTTCAGCGCCATTGGGGGCTTGCGTTCGCGCACTTTGTCGCTAAACGCCGGAAGCATCGACATCACCCATTCAGAATCAACTGGAGGCTGGCGTGAATTGCTGGCTGGCTCCGGTGTTCGGCAAGCCTCGATTTCCGGCGCTGGTGTATTTCTGAATGACACCGCCGCTGAAACCGTGCGCGCCGCGTTTTTCAACGGCGCCATTGGCAATTGGCAGATCGTCGTGCCGGGTTTTGGCGACATTACCGGCCCGTTTCAAATCTCCAATCTCGATTATGCAGGCGACCATGATGGTGAAGCGAGCATGTCGCTGGCGCTTGAATCGGCGGGTGCGCTGATATTTACGCCGGAGGGTGTGTGATGGTCGAGTGTCTTAAGCTGCATGCCCCCATCGCCCCTTCGGGGCACTTCCCCCGTAAACGGGGGAAGAAAAGTCATTGCCAGAATCAGAAGCCTGTTCCTCCCCTGCTTGCGGGGGAGGTGTCAGCGAAGCTGATGGAGGGGGTGCGTGTTGGCGAATCTCATCCTTCGAGCCAAAAATTTTATGCAGGTGGCGCTCAATGAACACCCCCATCAACATCAGTATAAAAATTAACGGCGCTGACGAACAGCTTCGCCTTACCCTTGGCGCCCTAGCGTCTATTGAAACTGCTTTTGGCGGTGATCTTGGCGCCATGAAAGAGCGCCTGATGAATCCGCGCATCAGCGATATTCTCTTTATTCTCCATGCGTTGCTTGCAGGCGGCGGATCTTTATTGACCCTCGAAGTCTTGAGGGCAAGCGATCTTGATATCACCGATGCGGCGCGCGGCATTGCCAAGAGTTTTGAAACGTTAGGCAAAGGCGATGCGCCGGGAAAGTCGCAAGCGGGGAATCAGACAGAGACGGGGGCTTTGTAGACAAATGGCGCGACTGGTTTTGCTTTGCAGTTCTGGAATTACGGCTCTCGCCGGAAATGTTTTGGAATCTCTCCGTTACCGAATGGCGCTGGCTGGTGTCGGCATTACTCGGGGGGCTCGGGGGCGCGCCTCAAGCCATGGACATAGATGCGCTTCACGCACTCATGCAGCAACATCCGGATAGAAAATCATGCAAGACAACATTCAAGTAAAAATTGACGCTTCCGGCCTCACCGAAGAATTGGCTGAAGCCAGCATAGAGATAGAGCGCATCGCGCGCGAGCAAATTGCCCCTGCGGCAGCGCTTATTGACGATGCTTTTTCGGTCGCTGCGCGATCGATCCAGTCTAACCTGGCGCGCGCCGCAGAGCGCGGCGAGATCTCGCTTAAAAAATTGGTGAACGCTTTGGGTCGTGATCTTCGGCGTTTCGCCATCGATAGTCTGGTGCGCAAGCCCATTCAAAACCTTATCACCAACGCGCTGACGGGATCATTTGGGGGAGGAAGAGCCAATGGCGGGTTTGTCTCACCGGGGCAGCGTTTTCTGGTGGGCGAGCGCGGCCCGGAATTGTTTACACCGGGAATGAGCGGAACCATCAGTCCACTGAGTGGTGGCGCGGGTGCTGGTATGATCGTCAATATCACACTGCCCGGCGTCACCGATGTGGAGAGTTTCCGCCGCTCCGAAACGCAGCTTAGCGCTGCGCTCGCGCGTGCTGTTGGACGGGGTCAGAGGAATTTATGATGGGGTTAGTGTTGCACCCCATCCTTCGAGACGGGCCTACCGGCCCCCTCAGGATGAAGAGCGGTTTATCCAATATCTTCATCCTGAGGAGCCGCGAAGCGGCGTCACGAAGGATAAGAAGAATAACAAACAAACCAGTTGAGTATCAAACATGTCCTTTCACGAAACATTATTCCCTGTCGATATCGCGTTAAATTCAGAAGGCGGGCCGACGCGCAAAACTGAAATCGTTGCGCTGGTCTCCGGTCACGAAGAGCGCAACAGTCCCTGGGCCGGATCGCGGCGTGCCTTTAACGCCGGATATGGCGTCAAATCCATCAGCGATATAGAAGACATCATTGCATTTTTTGAAGCCCGCCATGGTCGGCTTTACGGATTTCGGTTTCGCGATCCCTTCGACTTCAAAAGCTGCAAAACCGCTGCTAGCCCGGCCAATAGCGACCAACTTCTCGGCGTTGGCGACGGGCTGCAGCAAGGTTTTCAACTGGTGAAGCGCTATGACAATGGCGGGGCTTCTTATACGCGCACGGTCAACAAACCGGTTATCGGGTCTGTGCTCATTGCTATCGATGGCATCGCAAAGAATGAGGGTGGCGACTATTCGGTGGATGAGGTCACCGGCATTATCACTTTAAACACCGCCCCTTTGTCGGGGGAAGCGGTGACGGCGGGATTTCTCTTTGATACGCCAGTCCGTTTCGATACGGATGAACTGCGAATTAACCTGGCTGCTTTCAAGGCCGGGGATATCCCTTCAATCCCGTTGATCGAGGTGCTGATCTGATGCGCGCGATTGATCCTGACCTTAAAATTCATTTGCAATCGGGGGCTACGACGCTTGCCAATTGCTGGCGCATCACCCGGCGCGATGGCGTCGTCCTCGGATTTACCGATCACGATCGGTCTCTCTTGTTTGACGCAACCAGTTTCATTCCCGATAGCGGCGCTATTGGTTCGGCGGTATCATCAAGCGCTGATCTCGCCGTCGACAGCAGCGATATTGAAGGCGCGCTCGACGCTGACGCGCTCACATCCGTCGATCTGGCTGCAGGGCGCTATGATGGCGCGGGCGTAGAAGTATTTCGGGTCAACTGGGCCGATACCGAGCAACGGGTCCTCATGAAGACTGGTGTTATCGGCGAGGTCAGCCAGGCGGGCGGCGCCTTCCGGGCGGAACTGCGCGGGCTCTCTCACCATTTGGGCGAGACCGTAGGCCGGATCTATCAGCGTCTTTGTGATGTTAATCTCGGATCGCCCGCATGCGGCATTGATCTCGATCTCGCGCAATATAAAACCACCGGCGTGATCACCGCTTTACGCGATGAACAAAGCTTTATCGCCAGCGGATTTAGCGGCTTTGCCGATAGCTGGTTTTCCCTTGGAACATTGACCTGGACCAGCGGCGCCAATGCTGGGCTCTCCGCCCATATCAAAAGCCAGACCGCAACCGGCGCTATCGCGCTTTGGTTGCCCGCAGGCGCCGACATGGAGGTTGGCGACGGGTTTATCGCGCGGGCGGGCTGTGACAAGCGCCACGCAACATGCCGTGATAAATTTTCCAATGCGATCAATTTTCGCGGGCAACCGTTTATGCCCGGCAATGATTTTGCGATTTCCTATCCCTTGCGCAGTGAGAAAAACGACGGAGGGAAATTGAAGTGACGGTGTTAATTGATATCACGCCACAAGCCCCCTTCGCCCCTTTGGGGCACTTCCCCCATAAATGGGGGAAGAAAAGTCCTTGCCATATTCTAAAGCCTATTCCTCCTCCGCTTGCGAGGGAGGTGTCAGCGAAGCTGACGGAGGGGGTGTTGCTAGTTATTTTGGGAGCCTTCCAATGACCACTGTTCCAACATTTTCTTCCACCATCTCGCGGCTACAGATCATTGATGCGGCGCGCGGCTGGATGGGGACGCCCTATGTGCATCAGGCGAGCGCCCAAGGCGCCCGGTGTGATTGTCTTGGGTTAGTGCGCGGCGTGTGGCGCGAACTTTATGGCAGTGAGCCCGAAATTCCGCCAGCCTATACGCCGGACTGGAACGAGCGCCACTGGAATGCTGGTGGAGGAGAAGAACCGCTTCTCTTGGCTGCGCGCCGTAATATGATCGAGCGTGATGGTCTGCATTTTGAGCCCGGCGATGTGTTGGTGTTTCGCGTCGCTGCGGATGGCCCGGCGAAACATTGCGGCATTGCCGTTGCACCCGACCATTTCGTTCATGCCTATGCGGGGCGTGAGGTTATCGAGACCTGGCTTAACCGCTGGTGGCGCACGCGCTTAGCGGGGGTCTTTATTCTTCCCGACGCCGCGTGA